CCGTACATAGATTCTACATCTCGGCCGACTTCAAAACCTTTTTTAATTGCGTTGAAGGCGGCAGTTGCCATACCAAATGCTGAAATTGGGTCTACCATATTTGCCTCTCCTACTACTATTTATAAAAAATCGTGTGGATAAAAAAAAGGGTGTCACAATAAAGTAACACCCTTTAAATAAGGAGAAACAAAGGAAGTTCTTAGGCTTCTTTTGCAAGTTTCTGAAAGTAATCTAAACTATCATCACTCTCAGTAGAAGTTGTTTTGACAACATTGTCTACATAAGACTTGTCATCTCCGTCAACTTCTGTCTTAGGAAGTTCTACATCTTCGGCAGAACTTGTTGTTGATTGAGTTCCACTTAGAACATCGTCAAGACGATTTTTGAGTTCATCATAAGTCTTAAAGTTAGATGGTGCAGTAAACTCTTTTAAAGAGTATTCTGTCTTCCAAATCTTATCTAATTCGGAATCATCTTCGTTTAATTTTGATGGACTATCAAACTCTGACTTGTCGTAGTTCCAATATCCGTCAACCTTTCTGATTTTCAATTTGAAGTTTGCACCTTCCCAGAAATCAAATGGATTTACTGGAGTTTCATCTTCAAACTGAGGTTGCAAAGCTTCCATCAATTTATCATAAATCTTCTTACCATATCTGAATAAGAAAACTTTACCTTCATTTTCTGGGTGCTTTGGGTCAGACACTACATATATGTTTGAGTAGTATTGTAGTTTTCTCTTTTGTTTTCTAGCGATTTCTTTATCACTTTCAACACCAGAGTTCCACAGTTTAGAATTATATTCTGAAACTGGGTCTTTTTGATTTAATGTAGTTAATGAGTTTTCAATGTACCACTTACCAGTTGGCCCTTGAAATGCGTGATTCCAAAGTTTTGCCCAAGGCATATCTTCACCATCTGGTGCAGGCAGAAAACGAATAACTGCATAACCATTACCAGACTTATCTAGTTCTGGTTTCCACAATCTCTCGTCTACATATGATTGTTTTTCTACTGGTGCATTTTCTGATTCAACTGCAGCCAGTATCTTGTCTAAAGAATTAGACTTTTTTAAAGTATCTAATGACATATATTTTCTCCGTATGTTATTATATGCTATTTTATCTTCACTTAATCATAATATAGTTTTATTTATACAACCACTCTACCCCACATATTTCCGTAGGTGATTGTTTTCACATTGTCATAGTCTGACCATTCTGGTATTTCAGAACCATCATCTATAACTCTGTAAAACTTTTTGTCTGGATATTTCTTAAAGTTGTTTTGGTGTTGTTCTATCCAGTTCATAGGACTTACATATTTACAATCAGAAGTTATATAACAATCTGTATCTTTATATACATTGTTAACTTTACCTTCTCTTGGCATATCAAATCCTAACATAAAGATGTTATCTATTTCTTTATTTTCTTCTATCGCAACTCTGACAGCAGTAGGGCCTGAACTCCAACCCATAAACTCACCATCAAAAAAAGTATCTAAATCTTGAACCTTATCATTATCATCTACCCAAGTAATCCATAAACCAGCATTACCTAGTTTTTGTCTTACATCACCTTTCGGTAATCCTTTAAACTTTGTCAATATTTCTAATATTGCATCTTTAAATCTCTCTGGGTCTATTCCGTGACAAACTAACTGTGTTTTATTACCCTTTTCATTTTGATGAAGAAACTTATCTACTGTATCTAAACCTAAACTTTTAAGTTGTTCATTTAATTGTTCCATACTTGATTGTTCTAATCCAGTATACTGCAACATCTCAAAGAACTGTTCTGGTAATAGTTTCCATTGTCTAAAATAACATTTGTTATCAGAACAATAACCAGACGAATACACTTCGTGCATCATAGCCCAATCTGTTGATATTAATCCGTCTGGTTGGAAATCTCTATAAAGTGCATTACACCCATAAATCTTTCCCCATTGTCTAAATTGTTTTAGGTCATACCCATCTCTGGATTCACCATTACCAAGTACAAATACATTTTTAGGTTTACTCTTGTCCACTATAAAATCCAATAAAGATAATTGTTGCATCACTCAGTATCAGATGGTTTCCCATCATAATCATTAGTTCTTTTAAAAGCGTGAATGTTATCAACCTCATCTATGTCTTCTAGTTCATCATCTAGGTCACCTAAATGGTCACTATCTTCTTCAATTCTAGGTTCTGTTATTGATACTGAAATGTTTTCATAACCACAACCCTTTAAAAAGTTACTAAACTTTTCCTCAAGTTGTCCTAAATCATTTTCTTCCATAACAACTTCAACTTCTACTCTCTCCTCAGAATCAAAATCATCTTTCATTTCATTTGTTTTTATAAATGTAAATCTTTGTTCCACATCTATCTCCTAAAGTTTCTTCTGTTTTTAACAAAAGCCTGTTTGTTCATTTCTTTAAGTCTATCTCTAAGTCCGTCATTATCTTTTTTTAAATATGCACAGTCTGTTGTTAGACTTTTTATTTTCTTTTCCATACCTTCAAATTTAGAACGATAAAAATCTCTTTCTCTTACTAAAGATTCGTTAGATTGTTTTTGTTCCATTTTCACTCCAAGTTAAGATTAATATTGTATGTGTTGTAGTTGTTTTGATACTCTTCGTACATAATCATCTCTGACTAAATCACCCTCGTGTATAAACATATCACAAGAACAATATGCACAATTTTTACCTTGTAATAAGAAATTCAAAACTGTATGTTTAAAGTTTTTCATATCTTCCTTAAAAGGTTTTAATGGTAAAGTATCAATACCATTATTCTCTAAAATCAATATGGAATTAGTAATAAAAGACGATTGACTCTTATGTTCTAATTTCATATGTTTAAGAAACTCAAAATATTTCTGTACATTAACATTGTATAAACTGTATAAAACCGAATACACAGTTCCTAATTGATGGTGCAATTCATCTGACTCAAATAGGTCAGCTACATCTGACACCAGACCCTCTGGTGTTATATCATTGATTGCACCTTTATCCCATAAAAAATTCCAATCACTTCTTAACATATATTCTAATAAGTCTTGTAACTTTTGTGGTTTACCATCATCTTGTATATAACTTTTTCTTTTACACTTATAATCCATTTTAAAATAATACTGTTTGTTTACTGCATCATAATTAATAACTTCTATCACATCAACTGATGACCTTCTAAAACCTCTTGAGTTACCAGTAATTGTTTTTTCTTTAACACTACAAGCACCAATAAAATCTGGAAAAAATGGTTGATATCTCTCTTGAAATATTCCTACTTTGTTCTTCCAACTTTTTCTACATACAGAATAACCTAGATAAAATATATTTGTATTCTGTATCATATCAAATTCAGATTCATCTGTAATATCTTTTTCTAGTAATTGATGATGAGAATAAGGTATACCTAAACCTTTGTAATAGTGTTCTTTACCTTTCCAAACTCTACCACCACAATGAGTTAAATCGTCATTGATTTCTAATTTATTTACTTCTGTACCTTGTTTATCGTATATTGGTATTGTATGCATTACTTTTTATTTTTTGTTAAATTTAGAACTTTCATTTTATACTCTGTTTCATTAATTGTCAATAGTGAATCGTAATTATTTAATTTGTTTCTATGATTAGGCCAGATAATGTTTTCACTTATTTGTTTATCCCAATCTTTTTGATAGTTTACTAACTTGTTTAATATAATCATTGTTTCTATATTAATTCTTTGTGATAGATAATTTCTAAACAATATTGGGTGTTGTCCGTTTTCAACAGTAAATAATTTATTAAAATCTGTAACTTGATTTAACAACAAGTTCATATCTTGTTCAAACATATATCTTAATGATTGATGTCTCTTTTTCCAATCTGTAAAGTTTCTATCATTGAACTCACCAATATAACCTTTTTCATTTTTTAAAAAATTAGATACAAAAAAGTCTTGTGTATCATCACCATACTTTCTTGCAACTTTACCAAAAAAATGTTTGTCTTTTCTTTTTAGATAACTAGATTTACTAGCTCTGGTTTTACCACCATACTTTGTAAAGTCATAGTCTGAGTTGAAATGTGCTTTCAAACCCATATAAATTTTAAATGCATTAAAGGCGTCCATAATATGAATCATACTGGTAGTTTACCCATTTTAGGTAAAAAGTTTAAATCTCTTGCGTTTGCTTCTATTTTATCTCTAAGTGGTTTTTGGATTAGACCAGTGATTGAATCTGGTTCTACTTCGTTCTTGATACAATATTCTAATATCGCATCCATATGTGTAATATTTTTCTCTCTGACTTGAGATTCTATGTATATTGAAAATGTTTTTGGTGTCATTATATATTCACAATCTAATTAAAAAAAAGGGTGGGTATTACCCCACCCCTTATTCAATGAAATTACTTCTCAGCGCAAGCGTAAGAATTAATCTCTAGTCCTACTGAAATTTCAGTAATAGTTGGTTTAGACCAAGCCATAGTTATTCTCCTAACTAGTATGGAGTGCTGGTTGCCTTTGGCCGCAGACCACTCATTATTAAATGGTGAGTATTCTGTTACTAGGAACTCACCGAACCCTATCCGATTAAGCTGCGAGAGCGAAATCTTGAGATGCAAAGTTATCGTTTGCGTTTATTTGTTTGACCTATAAGGAAGTCAACCCATACTCTCCAATAACTCTTAAATATCTGTCAACCCTATTTCACCCCCTCATTAGGGGTTTTGGTGGAGGTGGAGGGTACTGCCCCCTCGTCCAGTCTATCTCCAAATTATCTTCATCAAGTATCTCTATATCTATAAATTACATTTCTGTAAGTTATATGAACAAAATATTCATTATCCCCAATCGGGCATATTTAGTCTGACCACATTATTGTCAGAACCTTGTGATATTTCCTTCAGATTATTTGTATTATAATACTTTTCTAACTCTTTGTCAAGTAGTAGTAAGTAATCTTTTTTATCTTTTATAAACTCTTGTACTGTTCCATCTTCTGTTACAACCAATATAACTATCTTATTTATTTGTATATTTGTTCTCTCATAAAACATCTCTGAATATGCAGAGGCCTGTATGTAGTAATTCTCATTCCAACTATCTTCTCTTTCTTTTGTACTTGTTTTGAAATCAATAACAGCAACCTCACCATTATACTCTGCAATACAATCCACTCTACCAGCAATTTTATACTTATCACTCCATAGTGCAGATTCTTGACAATATATAAGTCCGATAGTTTTATCCAAATATGGTTTTAGTTGTGAGAACAAACAATAAGATAAAAATCTACCTTTTTTATATTCATTCCAATCTTCGTTCTCATAACCATTGTCTAAATACTTTTCACAAAAATGATGTACTTGAGTTCCTCTGGTTGCAGATTTTCTTGATACATAATTTGCAACATCATCACCAACTCGTTCTCTCCATTCATATAAACCTTTTTTACCTCTATCTTTGAGAACAGTTGTGATAGATGGATAAAAGTTACCCTCTGGTGTTTCGTATAATCTAACACCATCAGTTGTTTTTGCTTTTATCTCTGGAATATTTAAATCAGTTTTGTGAGTAAACATTATTTCTTTTTGTATTTTTTAGGCACTTTACCATACCCTACAACTCTATCCCATTCTCTTTGTGTGTAGCCTTCTTTGTCTATCATATGTTTAGACCATTTGTATATACAGTTTTACCATTTATTCTTGATGCTGTCAATACCGACTTTCTATTTTTTCCGTCTTCATTATAAGATATATGAATCCACCCACTTCTAGGGTCGCCTGGTGTATAGAACTCTAAAATCAACTGGTCAAAATCTAAATTGTTTTCTATCCACATAGCCACATCTGCATTACTTTCTTTTAAACACTCAAGGTCAACTGCTTGACCTTTACAATGTTGTGATTTAGACGAACCACCTATCTTTGCATTTAACTCTGGACTTCTATATCCAGAGGTAATGATTGTTACACCAAACTTTTCTCTTATTGGTTGTACAACATTTGCAAATAATTTTTTTGCATTTTCTAAATGTTCCTCACTCAATGAATTATCTATTCCGTGTCGTGTTGCAGTTTGTGATTTTATGTATTCTGCAACTGTAAAATTTTCACTTAATTTTTCA